AACTCGGCTCTAGTACATTGTCTATTTGGAGCACGAATACCAGCAAGATCAAATACAGAAGCTAATTCAAATTGAACTACCTCTCTATTTTCTGCTGATTTTCTATCTATCTTATATATTTCCTGTGGAAACTCTGCTGTGCTATCTGGTGTTCCATAAGGATTGATGTCTCCAGGAAAATTAACAGCATCTAAAAATCTTGCCAAAGTTCTGATACGAGTGACAGTTGCACCAGTAAGATCATTACCAGCAGTTGTTGTATTGACACTTAACAAAATAGCTGTGATAGTTCCTAATGCATTACTGACAGTTAATGTAGGTCTAGGTAACTGTCCTTGTCTAAAAGCAAAGCCTTCTGCTTTTATTGGAAATCTTTGATAACTATTACCAGCCCAGACTATTTCTCCATTATCTTTAAGACTACTACCTGCATGAAACCTGTAAATAGTAGTAGCACCATGCAAATTATTATCAAGTTGTAAGGTAAAAAGTTCAATTATTGCTGACGGATTTGTATTCTGAAGATTGCTAACAATAGCAGAACTGCTCATGGTTCAAACACCTCTCTAAATGTTGCTTGGATCGTAGCTCTATTGTTATATGGTATAGATTTATTCCAGTTCTCGCAAACATATTGACCAGCACCAGATAAAGTAATTGAAACATTACCACTATTAGTAGCACTAGCAGCAGCAGTTACAGTAAAGACATTTGAATCAGTAACCGAAGCAACAAGAAAAGTACCATCAGTTGCAGATCCAGAGGTGTAATCAATAGTAAGTTCATCTCCTACAGCCACACCATGACTTGTAATTGTAATTGTTACTGTAGTTCCTGATTGAGAGTAAGTTCCTGTTTTTGTAAAACCTTCTCCTGGTGGAGTAAAGGTAAAGCTGGCACTATCATTTGCACGACTATCAAGAAAGCCTTCTATAGTGTCTGCATCTGTTTCCGATACATTGAAAGTAAGATTGAATATCTTAGGATTTTGATGAGCAGCAAGTCCAAATAATATTCTATGTTCATAACCATCAGCAAAACGAACTGTTCTAGTATTTGGTGCGGATCTTTTTTGCTGTCCGTATGTTGGTGTGATTGATGGAAAAGTAGCCATTATGCAAGTAAACCTCCAGGTCTTTTCTGTTTAATTAATTCTGTCTCTATAGCTGCTGATAATGCAATACCTAATGCTCTACCTTCATCTTCATCTCCTTCTACGTTAGAACCAGAAGCATCTACATTCACTACAATATTTGTAGAACCACCCATACGACCTAACTCATGGTTTGGAGTAACTGTACCTGTAACTCCTGGAGTAAATATTTCAGGACCACGTTCTCCAACAATGTAAGATCTTCCTGACCTAGCTGTTCCACCATCTGCTAGTCCGAAGTTTGGACCTGCTGTTCCTAAACCTGTAATAGGATCAAAATAACCTGCTCCACCCATTACTGCACCAAATGGATTAAATAAACCACTAAACATTCCAAGAAATCCTTTCGATATTTGTGTAGCCATCATCTGTGCAGCCATATCTAAGAAATGATCTGCTATTCGACTAAACATATTTCTAAACGCATCTCCAACTGTCATTGTTCCTTTTATGACTCCTTTAAATGATTCAGCAAACGAATCCCCTATAGTTCTTGAAAGTTCAATAATTTGAAACATAGGATTTTGTAATCTTTTTAATTCTTTTTCAATATTTTCTATTGCACCTGTAGTTGAAAATTGTAAATTATCTGTTTCAGTTTGAACAGATTGAATAGAACCTATAACACCATCAAAAATAGTTTTTAGTTTTGCAAATTGTTCCTCTAATTCTTGTAATTCTCTTTCTACTCGTTCATTTGGCGATTCAAGATTTTTTAATTTATTAAATAATCCTAATCTTAGAAAAGCAGTTCGTTTAAAAATGTCTAATAATCTTTCTCTTAATCCTATCTCTTCTATAGTAGCTTTTCTTTCTTCAAATTTTGCTTCTAATAATATTTCTTGTAATTTTAACTGTATTTGTGCAGCAGTATTATTTTTTAAAGAAGCAATTAATTCAGCTTGTTTTTCAAAAGTAATATTTTTAGAAATAGCTTCTATAGCTCTCAAAGCTGTTGCTTGATCTTTTACATTAGCAATCGCAAATAAACCACCTGTATCTTGACCTATTGTTTGTGCTAATAATTTACCTCTTTCTTTACCAAAACGACTAAATGCATTTGCGACTTCAAAGGCCTCTTCCTTTGTAATTTTTAAAGAATTAGCTAATTTATTTATTTCTCTTCCTGTAAATTCAGAATCAAAACCCAAAATCTTTAATTGTCCATTTAATTTTGCTAAAGATAAATTAAAATTATCAACTTTTTCAATTGCTTGACCTACTGCTGTACCTGCAATAGATAATGCAAATCCAAATTGACCACCAGCTAAACCACCAGCTAAACCACCAATACTACCACCAACTGCTGCTGCTCCTGTTTGTCCAAATAATAAAGGAAAAGCTCCACCAATAATTGCACTACTAGCTGCATTTCCAGCAGTTTGCCTTCTTCTTCTTTTATTTTCTGCTGCTGCTAATTCTCTTTCTCTCTTGGCTCTTAATTCTCTTAATTTTATTGCTCTTCTTTGTATTTGTGCATCCCGTTGTTCAACAGTTTGCATACCTTTCATTCTACGAATAACATTTTCAGCAGCTTTTTCACTCGCTTTCAAACCTTCACTTTGCTTAAAAGCAGCTTTTGTAAATTCTTCAAAAGTAAAAGATCCAACCTTTGCATTATCAGCTACATCTTTAAATGCATTTGCAGCAGCCCGTTGTTGTGCTGGTGTATCTCCAATCGTCTTTCCTAGCTGATTTACTTGTTGAGCATATCTTCTTAGTTGTCCTAACGCTTTAGCAATTCGATCACCACTTGCACCACCTACTGCTTTACTTAAATCAACTGATCTTATTCGACTTATACTTGCTTCTAATTTTTTTGCAGAAGTTATTGCTCTGTCAACTTTATTTTGACCAACTACTTTAAAATTTATATTTACGCCGTAAGTAGACACAAAAAAAATTAAATATTTCTTTTATCTTACCTTCTTTTACCTCTTAAAGCATTAGTTTTTTGTGCTTGTTCTTGTTGTTTTTTATATTCTTCAGTTTCAATTTCTGAATAAGCAGCCCAACCTATCATTTCTTCAATGGTCAAAGTTTCACAAAGTTCGGCCACAGTTTTGCCTAATTCTTTAGCTAAAGAAAAAATAAATTGCCAATCTTTATTAGCTTTTCAAATCGGCTTTAGCCTCTTCTACCTCCTTATCAGCACCAGAATTAATCATTGCCAATTGAATCTCTTCCAGAATAGTTACATTAACTTCTCTTCTTAAAGATGCTTTATCTCCATCTTGAAAAATACGTTTACCATCTACATCTAAAGATTTTTCAATCATCATTTGTAAAGCATAATCATTAATATCTTGTGATGATTTTTTTTGTATTGCCTCTCTTTCAGCAATAGTCAAAGGATGCCAATAAATAGTTAAAATAATTTCACCATTTTCTTTAACATCATGTTTGTAAAGTTGAGAAATACCAAACTTGTTTTTGAGTAAGTCTACTGCTCTTGTCATATCAAAATTATATTACTTTACTATATTAAGCGTTAGCGGTAAATTGGCAAGATATTACACCTACAAAGTGACTTCTATCCTCAATATTTAAAGGAGTTGGACCAGTAATATCTAAAACTCTAGGTTTACAACTAAAAGTATCAGTATAGTTAGAAGCATTAACAGAAGTTAATCCATCAATAACAGCTTCGCCTATCGTTGACAAAACTGAAGTTCCTCTATCTTTAGGACAGTAAACATTACATTGAATGACTCCAGCATAATAATCTGAAGATGCTCCTTGATTTTGTAAAGTTGATTGACCAAAATCAACTGTCATAATTATATATTTTTTAGTTTTACCAGGTGTTGTGTAATTGACGTTGTCATAAACCATCAAAACAGTATTATCTACTGCTGTAACTGCGTCTGTTACTGCTTTTTCAAAAGCTGCTCTTGTGTTAACTAAAGTCATAATTAGAACTCAGAAGTACCAGTATATTTTCTACCTTTTTTACTACCTTTACCAAATAAAACTTTCTTTTGAGTAGCACCAAGTTTAATAGCACCACGTTTTTTCTCTTGAAAGTTTTCATCAATAACATTTTTAATATCATTTTTTACATATTTTGCTATTCTTGGGTCTTCTACAACATAACTTGAATACTCAGCTTGATTGCCAACAAAACATCCTTTTTTGTAATTAAAAGTTGGAGGAGAAAATCTAGGTTCTATAACTGGATTAGATGGTTTTGATCCTGCTGGCTTCCATCCCTCGCCACCTTTTGGTAAATCATGTTCTCTTTTTATAGACGCCCAAGGTTCAAAATCTTCTCTTCTATCTTTTTGTCTTACTTGACTTTTTTGTGCTCTCCAACTTGATGCTAAAAATCCTGTATAAACTGGACTATTAGCTTCAGTTGCAAGATCAGCTAAAACATCTCCAATCATTGAATTAAATGCTTCATTAAATTGAGCATCTAGATCAGGCTCTAAGTTTTTAATATCTCTAACCATTAGAACCTCACTAGTAATGTAAATAGATAAGTTTGTCCACCTTGTTTTGTATCAATACTTGTTATTTGTGCAACTCTTGTAGATCCAGCATAAGTTAATGTAACTTCATCATCTAAATCAGGTTGATTATCTCCAATGAGATCAGGTGTTATATAAATTTTTGCTTCTCTCATTTCCTGACCAGCTTCTTCTTCGGATCTTACAAATTCTACTGGTGCTTTTATACTATAAGTTGTATCAGTTGTAGTAAATGCTCCTGTACTTGTGTTGTAACTACCAGATGCTTTTTTTGTATAGACAATAGAAGAATCAAGAGAAGAACCTAGATCAGAAACAATCTGTTTTGCAATTTGTTTAAATGCTGAGTCTAACTGTCCTGCCATTATCCTCTAACCACTCTCATTTGAAAACTACCTGCTCCACCTAGCATATATGCTCCAAGATAACTTTGTAACCAAGGATAAACATCTAAAATATTATTTATAGATCCAGTTCCCTGACTATCAGTATTATATTTAACTTGAATGTCACCTAACTGAACTTCAGAAAAATTACCATCTTTTCCAGTAGTTCCTGTTATAGCATCAGTATCATTTGCCAATGCTCTAGCTAATTCATATTGTGCATATTTGATTCCATTTGGAATTGTTGTACAAGCAAGTTCAACTCCATCAACTTGATAATTTGTTCTTGGGAATTTTAGTGCCTGACTTTCATCACATCTATCGCCATAAAAAACTAAAGTATCAATCCATCTTGTAGCTGATATTAATGCTCTTTTCTTCTGGTCATCTGTTTTATTTGTCCAAGTTGAAGAATCTGGAGAGGTATCAAAGTAATCATTAGATTCAGATAAAGTGACATAGCTATTAGCAGTTTCACTTTTTATAGTTGCATTTATGGTAGCTGCCACGATTATTAAAGTAATTTATCTGTATTGTAGCGTAAAGAAAAAACCCCACCAACATTTGATGAGGTTTTTAAATGGCATGACCACTGCCAATCTAATCTTAATGTAAATTAAGACTTTAAAGCATTAGATAATGGTGTGTTTACGAAGATTTCAACCATAGGAATCTGGTCAATATCATAAGTAACACCATAATTAGAGCCAGTTCTAAGTGCAGCGTTAGTTGGGTTGTCAGCAGCATTTGTCCACTTAGTACCCATAACGTGATATGCAGTATGGTAGTCAACAGACATAACATCTTGCTTAGA